TTGCTAAAAATGATGCAACTTTAGTGCCGGCCGAAAAGTTTTTTAGATTTGCTAAATTTTCATGAACTCTATATTCTTCATTGAAGCCAGGAACTTTTGCTGTAAATACAGGACTTGCAACAATTTTAGATGGTATTAAAACATCTGGAAAGAATGAACCTAAAGTATTTTTTATAGCTGCTCCTGCTTTTGTAATTGCAGTCTTTGCACTAAACGTAGATGGCACTCCTAATAATTTAGAACCACCAAATTGTACAGCCGAACCAATAGTATCACCAACAACTCTAGCTGCTGTTGCAGATAAACCCCTACCACCAGTTCCAGCTTTCATAGCTTCACCTAAAGAAGTTTGTTGTGATGTTATTCTTAAAATATCAGTACCATATAAAACAGGTTCTGCGTAATTTGTAAATGGAAGTAAACCAATTAGTTCACTTTCAATTCTAGTCTCACTATATCTATCAGCAGCTTTACCTGCTCTTTCTTTATTTATCAATGCAACTGCAGTGGCATTTAAAAGAGGACTTGTTGTTGAAATTTGTATATCTTTACTATTTCTTACCGCAAATGCTTCCTCTGGAGTTTTATTCTCCAATCTATCGTATTTCTTACTTCTAAATAATTCTTCTAAAGTTGGCATTTAATTATCTTTTATTGTAATGCAAATTTATTTCTAGTACTATTATCCATAGTATTAGTTACGTTTGCAGTAACCTTATCATTATCCATATAAACTCCTATTTTACCACTTGCCATATCTGACCTAACACCTCTAAATTCACTAATCAATGCTCCAATCATACTATTGTTAGATGATGCAATTGCGGATACTGCTGGTGCTGATTGCGATTGCGCTTTTGATTGGTTTGAAAATAAATCAGTACCAGCTATTACTGTATCTTTATTATTTAATTGAATTGCTCCTTCAGGTCCCATTAAAGTTCTACTTCCATATCCACCTTCCGAAACAACGTCATCTCCTTTTTTAGATGTAAAACTATATATCAATGCAGCTAAACCAGCAATAGCACCCAATGCTAATGGAATACCCAATCCAAAAGGAACTTTAGCTAACGAACCCATAATACCAGTTGAAGCGTTGGCCAAACCAACTCCTAATTGTTCTGCTTGTGCATTTCTTATTTTCTTTTCCAAAGCCAATTGTCTAAATTTAGCTATCATAAGTGCCGCAGTTAATGTTCCCAATAATATAGTACCTATTATGAATGCGGCTTGGTTTTCTTGCATTAATTTTATACCATCGCCAATCAATCCAAATATATCAGCCATAGCAACTAAAATAGGCATCATAGCTTGAAAAGCCGGTAACATCCTTCCACCAATTTGTTCAACCGAACCGGCAATAGAATTTTTAAATTCATCCATTTGACTGGTAATCTTTTGTTGGTGTGAAAATTGTTCTGCTTGTTTTTTTAATTTCTCATCATCCATTTGACTGATATCAACTCCAGACTCTATAAGTGCTTTTGCATTTTTTAAAGTATCACCACTCATTTTTCCCAACTTATCTCTGATACCTATTTGTTTTTCAATTTCTTCCACTTCCATACCGGCTGCTTTAGCCAATTGCATTTTTGTGAAATAATCTTGCTTTGAAAAATCTCCACTTTGTTCAATTGCATCTAAGGTTGCTTCATTTGCTTCAACAATCTTACCCTCATATGCCAATGCTCTAGCTCTACTAAGATTGAATTTACCACCAACCATAGTTGCTGCTACCAATTCATCTTCAATACCAGATTCAAAGTTAAGTAAACCTTCAGCTATTTTTGCTGTATCTTCTAATGAAGTACCTAACATCTTAGCTTTAGCTGCAGATTGTATGAATAGTTGTACATTGCCTTTCATGTGCTTAGAAAGAACTCCAGCACTTTTTGACATATCCGCAAACATTTCAGAAGGAGATACACCCACCATCTCAGCCATCTTTGCAGCTTGCATTTGTACACTAGCTGCCGTTGCTTCCGATAACCCACCTATTTGTTCAAACGATGATTGTATTTTTGCGGAGTTTGTTGCACTAATGCCCATAGTTGCATCCATAAGAGATAAAGCATCAGTAGTACCTTGTGCATAATGGAACATATCACTTTGAGCATTTGCCAATTGATTTTGTACCTCAAAGGCTTTTTCCATCGTAACACCCATCTTTCTATATTCCAATCCAGTATGATGTACTGTGTTGTCAATTTCTTTGGTCATGTTATTGGTAAAGCCCGTATTCTCTTTATACTTTGCAGATGCCTCATCCATTTCTAAAAATGCATGCACACCAGCCATTAAAGCGGCGGTTAAAAGACCGGCCAGTAATACACCTTTACCAAAATTCTTTATCATGTCTCCAGCAAATCCAGCTGCTTTCATTATTGGTTCTGGTAGATGATGTAGAACTTCATGTTGCATTTCGTGCAATGCTACTAATCTTTCTGCCTTTTTTTCTAATTTAGTACTTATTGCATATAATTTTTGCGCTTCTTCTTTTTCTTCGGCCGTTAGATGTGCTATACTTTTTTGAAATTTTTCTAATTTTTGAGTTGCACTTAAACTATGAGAATGGTGGGAATCAACTTCCTTAGCCATATCAACTGTCTTTTGTACAATTCCTTCCAATGTTTCCCTTCTTTTCGCCAATACAGAAGCTTCTTCATCCGAAGCTTCAACTTCTTGCTGTTTTAACTTAACTAAATGATTTGTAACATTTGTTAAGGAGCTAGTAGCTGTTACCTTACCATCTATTTGTTTTTTAATACCCTTACCCAAAGAGGCTAATGATTCATATGCATTAACTTCATATTCGGCAGCTTCTTGTATTTTTTTTAATTTAGAAATTCTGTCATTTGATAATTTGAGTCTTATTTCTTCTTGCTCAATTAAATCTTCTAAATTTTTCTTCTCTCTACCACTTGAAGTTGCTGCTTTTTTATTTTGTTCGGCAATTCTTTCCCTGATACGGGATTCTTCCGATAAAAGTCCGTTCAGTTCCTGTTGTTCTTCTGGAGTAAGTTTATTATTGGTTGCCATCTATTTTAATGAAAATTATTTGAAATCTTTAGGGTCTACCAAGCCGTATTTAACAAGTTGTTTCCAACTTTCAGCATCATTATCTTTTATTTTTTGTAATCTTGGAATATAATTTCTATTAATATCATATAATTCGTCATCCAATTTATTTAAAACAGGATCATTATCTATGATTTGTTGTAGTGATTGTGGTTTCTTTTTACCAAACAATCCCCAAAATTCATTTAGGTTTTCTTTCTTTATTTTGTACTTTGCCATATTGATTATACTTTAACATCTATAAATATCCTATAAATAAAAAAAGTTAGGATTATCGATTAACCCTAACTTTTGATGCCGCAGATGATGCTTTATTTGATTTTTCTATTTGTTCGTTTTCTTTCTTTTTTGCTTCAGCCAACTTATTATAATAAAATATTCTCAGTCTGGTTGGCATTTGATACAATTCCATAACTGTAAATCCGTTACCATAGTGAACCATATCGAAAATCTGCGTATGTAATTGGATACTATGACCCGGTGCTAGGCCAAAAAAAGTTTACTCCAAGAGAAATAGGCGCCTCCTCCACCTCACCATCTTCATGTGTATGAGTATAAGTCATATTCATGTCTGGTGATATATTCTTAACATATTCTCTAAATGCTCTACTATCCATAGCTCTCATATTATTAACAAATCTAGTAATATGACCAACTTCAGCGTTACCATCAACCGATTTAATCATATATCTCAAACGAGTTGTAATATCAGATGATACATCTTTGTTTATTTTCTTAAGTGCATCTACTTCTCTATCTATTTCATGCTCATCACCATGTGTAAGAATTTTAAATACTATTTTGTTTTTACCGTATTTAGTGGTGTATTCAAATTCATTTTTATTATTGAACAAAGATAAATCAATTTCTTTTGTTTTAACTTGTGTCAAATCCATTTTAACACTAACATAATCATTTTTCTTTGATGAGTAAAATTGAAATTCATAATCAGGTCCATAACCTAATACTCTAGTTGCCAATATAATAGCATTTTTGTCACCAATTATAATATCATTTGGGTTTACCTTATCAACTATAATAGATTCAAACAATTTATCTAATACAACACCTTTTTTAATAAGGTTTGTAGAAGAAAGAATATCTTCTTCTTTTGCTGTCATCAATTTAATTGTAATTCTACCAGATGATAATGGGCTTTCTTTTGGATATATCTTACCGCCAGATGGTAAGTCCAACACTTCGGTTGGAAAATCGTATTCCTTTTCGTTCATAACGTTACTTTGTTTTAAGTTTGTATATATAAATACATACTTTTTAAAAAATTAGAAAGCATAAAAAAGGGGATTCTTTTGAAATCCCCTTATTTTTATATCTTTTTGATTAGAATTCTAAGATTGCGTAATCGTAAGTTAATGTTAATGTAATTGTTACAGGTTCGTTAGTTGTACTATATGCTAAATCTCCGAAGTTTGCTTGAGAGATAAATGCACCTTTCAATTTCCATTGTTCAACCTTATCACCCACAGGTCCTAATAAGTAAAAATCGATATCTTTTTTATACATTTCTGCATATCCATCTCTACCAGTGATTGATTCGTGTGATAAACGAACCCACTCCATTACCGCTTGAGCTGCTGATGGTACGATTGGGTCATACAGAGTAATCTCCAAATCTTGCCACTCACCTTTACCTTTCAACTTTCTATAAACGTTGATGTGGTCTAATTTTACAGTCTCAAATTGGATTGTTGGTCTATTTGCTGCACTCACTACAAACGATGGGATTGACGTATCAGTCAGCTCCATGATGTAGCGATTTTTCATTTTTGGTTCGAAGTTCGTATAGAACATCTTATCGAAGGATAGAATATCTGCCATTTTTATTGCCCTTTTATTTAATTATAAATATCTACTTTGTTTGTTTTTATATTATGCTGAGAAACTTGCTCCAGTTGGTAAGATGTTGAAATCAATTACGATGAATTCAGCCGTCTTAGCCGGTTGTAAGAAAATTTGTCCCGCCATAATATTTCTGTCTATTACATCCGGTGTGTTGTTGGTTTCATCCATCACCACTTTGAATGCGTATAAACCTTGTCTTTGTTGGATTGCTTCCAAATAAGGATTAACCGTATTTAAGAATCTTCCTCTAGTCTCAGAAGTATTTTGTTCGAATACTAAGTAACGAGATGTTGAAGCAATGTACTTCTTAACAGTGATAAGTAATCTTCTTACGTTGATTCTATCTAATGCCGAAGCCTTATCTTGCAAAGTCTTTTGTCCGAATGCTACAATACCTTGTCCAGGGAATGCTGCGATTGGGTTTACTTTGTTTTCGTATAAAGTATCTCTTTCAGAATGTGTTAATCTATTCAATACACTAACTGCTCCTACGATACCACCTCTATTTAAACCAGCAGGTGCGAACCATTCAGCTGCCAATCTATCGTTACTAGCGTAAACCGCTGGAAGTAATGTAGATGGTGGAACAGTTGTAAGTTTGTTAGTATTTGTATCAATTGTTTTAACCCAAGGATAGTAAGTACCAACATAGTTAGAATCCACAGAGTTAGCTTCTTCAGTTGCTTGAGTGATTGTATCAGCCGAATCGTTGAAATCAGCGATGTAGAATGCATCTTGTCTTTCTTCAACCATATCAATTACTTTAGTAGTGATAGCTGGGTGTAATCTTCTTACAATACCAGGAGTTACTACCATATTGATATCATACTCATCAGGGTTTGAAATTGCTGCAATTGCTTTTGTATATGCAACTGAACCAGATGATGTTGATGTAGAACAATTGAATCCTTGTGTATTACCAGCACCCCATCCGTTTTCACCAGCTTTTAATATTGGTGTTACAGGATTAGTACCATCAAATCCCATTTGGAATGCTAATACAAATTGTCTCTTAACCATATCAGATGAAACTGAACCAGTCATTTGATATTGTAACCCATTTGCATCAAATGCGAATGATACGTTAGAACCAGTTTCAGCGTTTGTTGGTATTGGTTTTAAGTAATTTGAGTTATCTAATTTAATTCCGTTTGTTTCAAAATCAAATCCAGAATAATAAATTGGAGATGATGATGAGTTACCAGTAGAATTAGTTTGGTATGTTACTGCCTGTACCTTTAATGCTTGTGCAGCATTAGATGCTTTAATTGGGTTAGTATATGCTCCATGTCCAAATGGTGCCGCTGAAATTGGGAATGAACCTGCATCAGAAACTACCACTCTTACATATGCTGATTTATTTGTGTAATCACCATATTCAGTAATTTTACCATCTAAACCAATTGTGAAATATCTATCACCTATTCTTCTAGCAATATAGTTAGGAGATGCAGGGTCTAAGTTTACATTATTAAATGTTTCAACAACACTCTTTCTCTTATCAGTATCACCGAATGAACGGATTGTTACAGTAAATGTAGAATAATCAGTACCACCATCTTCACCAGCAGCTTTTACATTAGAAACGCCAATTTTAAATTTAGTATTATATAATGTACCATGTCCTAAAGTTACAAACTTAAATAAGTTATATCTATCACCACTAATTAATTGTGATTGTACCATTGGAGTTTCAGCAGCTTGTGCATCAAATGCGAAATCTTGTTGTGGAAGTACTGCTGATGTTACAATTGTACCACCATTTGCATTTGAATAAGATGCAGATGCTAAATTTTCAAAGTATGTATATGTGTATGCTTTCTTAGCACCGAATGGAGAAGTACCAAATACATCTGATAAATCATTTGCATCTTTTGGTAAAATTGATGCTGATACCCAACCAAAATCAGAACCAGACATTAAGAATGAACCAGAGTATCCTGCTCTTGGGTCAGATATCAATTGTACAGCTTTAGTTACATTTTGATTTCCGGTTTTAGTTGAGTGTAATACACCAATTAATTTTTCACTAGCAAGTCCACCAGATGCAAAAATACCGATAGGTGCTGCTTCTTGGTATCCACCAACTCCACCAACCCTAACGATTGTTGCTACTCCAGCTTCTCTTAAATAGTTTTGTACTGCATATTCAGTATAATAAGTTCCATCAGGTGTTCCGAAAATACTTTCGAATTCTGATTGAGTTCTTACAACAGTTGGAACAAATACAGGTCCTTGTTTAAAAGGTCCGATAAACGCTGCTCCAATTTCACCAATTCCTTGTGCTAGGAATGATAAATCATTTTCTCTTGTAAAAACACCCGGTGATACGATTCTTTCTGCCATTTTAATTCTGCAATTATGTTTTTGTTATGTAAGGGATGTTCCCTATTAAAATACACATATAAATATAATGAAAATATCCAAAACACAAATAGTGATTTGGATATTATATATTTAATAGTTATTTTTATTTTTTATCTTACTATTGAACCAGAATTAGAACCAGAAGTAGGTAACCAAGGTAAATCAATATTATCTACACTAACTACAACTCCCTTTTTATCATCAATTGCTTTCTTTATTCTTGATTCAATATGGTCAAAATAACTTGTATTTGATGAACCACTAACAGATGATTTAATCCATCCTAAAACTTGCGTTTCTGTCAGTTCGTTATAAGGTACATAATTGTTTGGGTCAGCTGAAGCTAAATTGAAAGGAGTTGCTCCTGTAAAAGTTCCAGTAACACCATCCGAATCAGTTCCAGTACATTCCCAACGTGTACCTATGATAGCATCATCAAATCCACCATCAGTTGTTTTTGTAAGCCCTTTTATTGCCCATGTATATGTTATTGCCATAGTATTGTTATTTTGTATAAATATATTATTTTATTAAATTAACTATTTAAGTGATTAATTATTGTTAAATCAAATTCCTCACACATCTTATCTGCTAAAAATTGATTACTACCAGTCCAAGCATTTAAAACATTTTGTGGTACTTTCCATTCACCATTTGCAATATATGTATCTGGGATGGCCACAGATTCTCTATTTGGG